CTGAGATTGGTCCTGACGAGAACAATCTGGACCGCCTCCCATTCCGTGACAGCAGCATGTCGATGGATGAGGCTGTGCCAATGTTCGATGGGGACAAAGAGATTTCGTTCCCGTCTGGTTACGACAATGATGCCAGAGTGTTCGTTAGACAGACGCAGCCCCTGCCGATGACAATTCTGGCAGTGATGCGGAGGTCTAACACATTCGATGCTTAACATACGACCCTACACACATGATGATGTGTACAACATTGACTTGGATTACGAGTTTGGGCAGGCGTCCCGCGCGGGGCTGTTAGGCCACGACAACATAGTGGCCTACACGTTGCTTGACGACGACAAGGTTCTGGCTGTTGGCGGAGCGCATATTATGTGGTTTGGCGCAGGGGAAGGCTGGGTGCTGGTTTCGCCAGATTGCCTCAAAACCCCGGCATCCTTTGCCCGTTATGCAAAACGGCTGTTTGGTAGTATATTGCAAGATACTGATTTAAGGAGAGTGCAGGCCAGCATCCACGTTGACGACGACCGCGCGTACAGGTTTGCAGAATGGCTTGGCTTTGAGAACGAGGGCATCATGCGTAAGTACGGCGTAGACGGCGGCGATTACTACAGAATGGCGAGGGTGGCGTAATGGAACCGACCACCATCATAGCCGCTGCGTCCGTTGCTCAGGGAGTTATGGGCTTCAAGGGCAATCGAGCCGCAGCCCGACAAGCACAAGCCGTTGCAGAATATAATGCGCAAGTTAGGGAAAACGAGCTTGTATTGACGCAACGCGCAAGGCGTGACCAAGAAGCTGCATTGCGCAAACAGTCAGAGCGCCTAGTTGGGGTGCAAAGAGTTTCTACAGCAAAGTCTGGCATACAAATGTCAGGCAGTGCTTTGCAGGCTCTTGCGGACACTTATTTTAATACTGAGAGAGACGCGCAACGCATCCAGTATGCGGCATCTGTGGATATGGCCCAGGCTGAATCAGAAGCAGCAATGTCAAGGATTGCCGGGAAAGCTCAAGCATCCGCTTACAACACTGCTGCGTTTGGCAGTTTGCTTGGGGCTGCTGGTGGGTTTGCGTCAGCAAGACAGCAAGAGCGCATCTTGGGTCAACAGCAAGCTCTATTTGAACTGCAACAAACCTCAATGCAAAGACGACTGGGGGAATAAATGCCAAAAATACCTCTGTATAACAAGGCTGGCCCCTCGCAAGTCCCTCTTGCCACAGGTCAGCTTGGCGCAAGGGCTGGCACGGATGTTTTCACAGCACCGGCTCGGCAAATGGCCGCGCTAGGAGAGACCATTGGACGTGTCGGGCGTCAGTACGCCGAAGGCGAACTGCGAATTACGCAGAACAAGCAACGATTTGACGCTGAAAAGGCCAAGATTGATTTTGACTTTAAGATGGCTGAGAAAGAGCGCGAGGAAAAGACGACACTAAAGGAGGTTACGCGCGAGGCCCAAGACATTTTCGGCACCATGCTTATAGAGGACACCAGCCGTAGTGTGACCGAAGCTGAAACAAAGTTTGATAAAGAGTTTGAAAAGTTTGCAGACAACATTCGTGGGCGTGGGTACACCCCCCGGTTTGAGCAAGTTGTTCTGAACGCTGCCCAAAATGTCTTTGCTTCAAACCGGTTAGGCGCAAAACAAAAGGCTTTTGACACTGGGACAAAGATTGCAACTGACACTGATAATCAGTTTCTGGACGATGCCTTGCAAACTCTACGCACCTATCCAGCGGGGTCTCCTGAACGCGACTTGGTTACAAGCCAAGTTAATGACATCTTTACAACGGCAGCGAACGAAAACAGAAAGTTAAAATACACGCCGCAATCATTTACCCTCACATCAAAGCTGGAGGCCGCAAACGCTGGGTTCCAAGACGCGGCAAATCCGGCTGACGTTGATGCAACCCTAAAAGTAATTATTGATGACGAGACAATCCCGCCAGCAAAAAAAGCGGAAGCTCTTGGTGTGGCTAGGGAAACAAAAGAGCGCTTGGCAACGGAGCTTTACGACACCACCCTTGAGACCATCATAGAAGCAGACCTGTCATCCGCAGAGGCTTCTGATGTATATGACGGATTCACCAAGGGTGAGGATTTCACCATTACCCGTGCAAACGGTGATGAACTGCCTTTCTCGGTAAGGGATATGCCAATCGGCAGAAGGAACCAAATCAGGGCGGAAGTGGAGTCTATCGGCAAAGAGTTTACGCAAGAAACACGCAACCTTCTCGCCGGTGAGATTGCGGGGGGTTACGATGCGGAGGGTCTCGCGGGACTGCTTTCTATTGCCACAAATATCCGTGACCGTGAGGACATTAGCGAGGAAGATGCGGATGCAGCAATACTTTCTCAGGCCCGTCGTTTTGCAGCAGATGCTCAGGCAGCGTATGACGCTGGGAATTATGACAACGCAGACTCATTTGCCTCGGCCAGCCAGTTGCTTCTGAATGAAACATTTGGCGGCGCAACCTCCTTGCGCGACAAAACTGGCGCGGTTGCGACATCCGCCAACAGTATTTTCACAAGCACTAGCGCGGTCATGGCAAACTCTCAGGGCAAGAGAGTCGAGGCGGCGCAAGTGAGTCTGGGGGTAAGTTTTATTGAAGGCGGTGTGTTTGACTCGCTTGGCTCAAGTCTTACGACCAAGCAAGCTAATGCCGCTCTGGAAGTTGCGATGGCTGGCAAAAGTTTGCCGCAACAGTTTGAAATCCTTGAGCAAAACAATCTTGTATATGACCCCATTAAAGACACCATCGACGGCGCGGCTGTTGAGGGACGCGGCGCAACACCTGATATGGGTCAAGTCATGAAGGGATTAGAATTGTTTCGTCAGGCAAAGCTCCGTGGAGGTGGGGTTTTGAACAACCACGCAGATGAAGACTCCCAAGCCTTTTTTAATTCGGTGTTGGCCTTGGAATCTGTCGGGGTCGAAACTGAGGATGCTATTCGCAAGGTAAGCCTCGCCCTGAAAACTGAGATAGACATTAATGCCGCATACAAAAACATAAAGCCGGAAGTTGACCGTATCCTTGATGGCAGTGTGTTTGAAATATTCGGCGTAACCCTATCCGGGGAAACAATTACTAATAGGTCGTACCTCCATCAAAAGTTGGAAGACCTGTCTAAGATTTACATCGGGCATGGCTTGCCTCGTCGTGATGCTGTCAAAAAGGCGGCTGAACAAATGGAGGCTTCACATATTAACTTGCGAGGCATGTATATCCCGCGCAGCCGTAGCTACCCGCAAGATTTGACACGGATGGCTGATTTGGCTGCGGCTGACTTTATTGCCAAAAACCCCAATATGGCTGATGAGCAAGTCAGCATATTCCCGACCCCTGGCCGTGCTGATGAGTGGAATGTAATGGTCAATGGCACTCTCGCCCCGACAAGTTATGACAGTTCCGTTTATACTCTTGAGGACTTGCAAGGTCTTTTGGCTGGTGACAAGAAAACAAACAACCTAGAGCTTATCCAAAGGAATCTGGAAGAGCGTGGTCTGACGACAATAGACCAAGTGCAGGATGAGTTCCAACGGCTTAACAGAGAGGCGAATAGGCTGACGGGCGGAACCTTGGCCAGAATAAGGCGTGAAGAAGGCGAAGCCGCCGCTGATGCAGCAATTGCTAAACGCACCCAACTTCAAAATGAAGCAGAGCTTGTAAGGCAGTTGTTGCTCGACTTGAGGAAAGCAGAAAGTGGCTCTTGACCCCGAAAAAATCCAAGTAGCAAGACCTATCAGCCTTCTGGACGAGCAGGAGGCTGAACGCCTTTACGAAGAAGAGCGGGCTAAAGTTACTTTTGGGCAAGCGGCTGATGCCGCTTTCTCAGAAGAAAACACTATGGCGTGGATTTTCAACGGATTGGAGGACTTTGAGCCAGACCCAGACTTTAGGCTTACTGAGGAAAATCTGGCAACACTGACCGAAGGCATCCCCGAAGACAGGCAAGACTTTATTGTCGAGGCTGTCAGCATGCCACACGCAATGAAACTGCGTGAACGCGCCCTTGAGTCGCTGAAAAATCAAGAGACGCTGGCCAAGTACGGCTGGGGCGGTGTTGGCTTGCAAATTGCGGCAGCAACTCTGGATGTGCCAGCTATTGCTGCGACGATAGCAACCGAAGGCGCGGCAGCACCGATGATTTGGGGCGCAAAGGCTGGCAGGATTGGCCGCGTGTTCCGCAACGCCACGACAAGCGCAGCCTCTGCCGCCGCTATTGAGTCGTACCTTGTTTCACAGAACTCTATGAAAGACCCGTATGACATCCTGTATGCGGCTGGCGGTGGGTTCCTGCTTGGCGGTGCGCTGGACAGTGCCTTTGGTGTCGTTTCGTCGCGTCGTTACAAGAACGCCACCAAGAAAATAATGAATGACGTTGAGGAGGCCCAAACCGCAGACGTGAACCGTGCGATGCAGGACAGGGGCATCGACACAGGTGTTGGCGCTATGGAAAACCCGATGTCCCGACCGACACAGGACATTGAGATTAGGCGCGGAATCTCTGAGCGACTTGACGATGCCGACGCAGAGCCAATGGCCGACTTTGGTAAGGTCAGGTTCGACATGGTTGGCCAGCTTAAAAACAGCAAAATCAGTATTACGCGCCGCGCTGCATCTATGCTTGGGGAAGACGCGGTTAATCCAGGTGAGATTACCGCTGACCTTATGAAGACTGTCGGCACCAAGCGGATGTCTAACAAGTTCTATCAGCAATATGAAACTAGCTATGAGGGCTGGGCCAAAGCTAGTGGCGTAAACTTTGCGCAACGCAGGATGGATTCAAGGCGCTCTGAGTTTGGAAGGCTTGTCTCTGACGAGATTGAAATGCCAGGGTCTTCCACAAACGCAGACATCATAAATGCTGCCAATAATGTGCGCGGGCTTTTCAGCGAGATGCTGCAAGATGCCAAGAGGGCCGGCGTGAAAGGCTTTGATGAAATCCCAGAGAATCTTTCTTACTTCACGCATATGTGGGACGGCCACAGATTCCTTAAATACGAGGCTGAGTTTGGCGAGGATATCCCTGGGCTTCTCAAAACGTCTCTAGTTAATGCTAACCCACGCATGTCAGAAGAGGCAGCCGAGGCCATTGCAAACGGCATGACAAAAAAGATTATGAAACGTGAGGTCGGCATAGACTCAGGTCTTGCCCGCATGTTCAGCACGTCAAACAAAGAGGCGCTGCGCGACATCCTGCTTGAAGAAGATGTGCTGTCAGAGGACGCGGTGGACCGGATTATAGGCCAACTTGGCTTCGACCGTGAAGGTCTCGGCCCCCGTGCAAAGCGCAGACTTAACTTTGACATGAGCGCGTCTGTTGAGCGCAACGGCAGGACTCTTCATATCAAAGACCTGATGGAGCGTGACACAGAGGCTGTAGTCAATGCCTACATAAATCAGATGCAGGGCAGGATTGCCTTGGCAAAGAAGGGCATATTCTCTGATGGCGACTTTGAAAGCCTCAAGAAAGACATTAGCGCTGCTGGCAGAGAGATTGGAGACACACCGCAAGCAGAACGTGACATTCAGAAACTGGATGTTCTATATGCCCTGATTTCAGGCCGTCCTTCTCCGCTTATTGGCAATCCTGGCAGTGACGCAAACCGCATTGCGCGGTTGCTAATGGACTTGAACTTCTTGCGGGTTATGAACCAGGTGGGCTTTGCACAGATTTCAGAGCTTGGCAACGCTGTGTCTATAGACGGCACGATGGCGTTGTTGCGGGTTGTGCCTGACTTCAAAGCGATGATTAAGCGCACTGCCGATGGCAAGTTAGAGGACGCTGTAGCGCGTGACCTCGAAGCGTTTGTTGCCCCCGGCGTTGACCGAAACATCCAACAGTCGATGAACCGTCACAGCGTTGAAGACCTGTACTCTATTGGCAAGGGCGACACGATAGACCGGGCAATTAACTTTATTCAACCATTGCGCCGTGCCACGGCAGACATTTCAGGCTTGGCTCCAATCACCGTAATTCTTGAGCGCGCCGCCGCAAAAGTTGCCACTCAGTCTTTGGTAGACATTGCCTCTGGAATCAAGAAAGTGCGCATGAAGAAGCTCGGCAAAACAACGCTTGAGCAGGACATGGCAAAGCGTTTGGCTAACCTTGGGCTTGATGAGGCTATGTGGCCGCGTGTGGTTAATCAAATTAACAGGCACGTTGAGACTCATCCTTCCATGTTTTCCAGAAGCCGCAAGGTTAGGGCAATCAATATGGATGCTTGGGATGACATTGAGGCTCGTGACGCACTTTCTTATGCTATCGCGCGTTGGACTAGGCAGTCGATTCAGCAGAACGATGTTGGAAACTTAAACATCCACATGACTAGCACAATGGGTAAGATTTTTACCCAATTCCGCGCGTTTATGCTGGTGTCTTATGCCAAACAGTTTTGGCACAACATAAAGCGCAACGACTTCGCCGCTTATTCCGCGATGATGTGGTCGTGCTTTTATGGTGGCGCAGCTTACACGCTGCAAACCCACGTCAATGCTATAGGCCGGGACGACAAGGAAGAGTTTTTGCGCGAAAGGCTTTCCGCAGAAGAAATAGGCAAAGCAGCGTTTCAGCGGAGTTCTTGGGCATCGCTGTTGCCTGGAAGTTGGGACACTTTAATGTGGGCAACGGGGCAAGAGCCTGTGTTTGCTTATAAACGCACCACTGGACTAGCTACCAGCTTTATTGCGGGCAACCCGACGTTTGACTTGCTGGACACTGCTGGCAAGGTTGCGCGTGGTGGGGCAAGGGCCGCGTTTAACGAGGAATACCAATGGTCGAGGGGGCAACAACGCGCGTTAAACTCCCTGTTGCCGTTCCAAAACGCCATTGGCATCAAGAACGTGCTAAACACTATGGTGGAAGGCTTGCCAGAGCAGGCGCGGATACAAGATTAACAAGGGGCCAAATCTGAGGTATAAGATACCGAAGGAGTGACGCATGACAATCAGCAGCACCAACACAAAGAATAGCTATTCCGGAGACGGCACTACCGTAGCTTTTAGCTATACTTTCAAAATCTTAGACGACGATGACATCCAAGTCATCCTGCGTACCGACGCGACTGGCACCGAAACGGTGCAGACCAAGACGACGGATTACACTGTGTCGGGTGTTGGTAACGCCGGCGGTGGCACGATTACGTTTGGCTCTGCCCCTGCTGCGACTGAGACTGTTGTTCTGCTGCGCAACGTCCCACTGACGCAGGCCACTGACTACACTCCTAACGACCCATTCCCGGCTGCCACCCATGAGGACGCGCTGGACAAGCTGACACTGATGGCGCAGGACACCCAAGAAGAGGTTGACCGCTCCATCAAGCTATCGCGCACGAACACCATGACATCGACCGAGTTCACGGTTGGTGCCACCACACGAGCAAACAAAATCTTTGCCTTCGACAGCAGCGGTGAACTTGCCGTTACTCAAGAGATTGGCACGTTTCAGGGTGACTGGGCTGCTTCGACTGCCTATGCAGAACGTGACTTGGTGAAGGACACCAGCACCAATAACATCTTTATTGTTAATTCTGCACACACAAGCTCTGGCTCTCAGCCCCTGACAACCAATCCTAACTCTTCCAAGTATGACCTGATTGTGGATGCTGCGGCTGCGACTACCAGCGCAACCAATGCCGCTTCTAGCGCCACAGCAGCGGCTGCTTCTGCAACAGCGGCGGCGGCGAGTGAGTCTGCGGCGGCTACATCAGAGACAAACGCAGCGGCCAGTGAGGCCGGTGTGGCTGCGGATGCAGCGGCAGCGGCTGCAAGCGCGTCTTCTGCTTCGACAAGCGCCACAAATGCCAGCACATCCGAGACCAATGCGTCCAACAGCGCCTCGGCGGCGGCAACATCGGCCACCAATGCCGCAACAAGCGCAACCAATGCGTCTAACTCAGCGTCTGCTGCCAGCACATCTGAGACAAATGCGGCGACCAGCGAGAGCAACGCCTCCGACAGTGCCGATGCGGCCTCGACATCTGCCTCCAATGCGGCAAGCAGCGCCTCATCCGCCTCTACAAGCGAGACCAATGCCGCTTCAAGCGCGTCTTCTGCGGCTAGTGACGCTTCTGCTGCGGCGGCATCTGCTGCGTCTGCTGCGGCCTCCTTCGATGCTTTTGACGACATCTACCTCGGTGCCAAGGCTTCGGCTCCGACTGTGGACAATGACGGCGATGCGCTGACTGAGGGCGACCAGTATTTCAATACCACTAATAACACGCTGTTTGTCTGGAATGGCTCTGCTTGGCAGGCTGCGTCACCTGACATTGTAGGCGACACCACCCCGCAACTCGGCGGCAACCTCGACACCAACGGCAACAACATTGATTTTGGGGACAGCGAAAAAGCTAGATTTGGAAACGGCCCAGACCTTGAGGTGTTTCACGATGGTTTTAACTCCTATATCAACGAGGTTGGTATTGGCTCTCTTTATTTGGACACCGCCAACGGTGCAAATGTAAACATCACGGCAGGAGATGGTGCAGAGTCGATGGCCACTTTTGCGGCCAACGGCGCGGCAACATTGTTCCACGACAATACTGCTCGTCTCGCCACCACCTCCTCCGGCATCGACGTAACCGGCACAGCAGTCACAGACGGCCTCACTGTTGATGGCAACGTCAGCGTGGACGGCGGCACGATTAAGCTGGACGGTAACTACCCGACAGGTTCAGGCAATGTGGCACTTGGAAATGCCGCACTGGATGATGCCGGTCTTTCTGGTGGCTTCAATGTTGCCGTAGGAAGCAGTGCGCTGGGTGCAAACACAAGCGGTAATGACAACACATCTATTGGCACCAGCAGCATGTCTGCCAACACTACTGGAAGTGATAACACGGCGGTAGGTCGTCAGGCACTGACTGCAAACACCACCGCATCATACAACACCGCTGTAGGCTACCGCAGTTTGACAGCCAACACTACTGGCGCAACCAACGTGTCTGTCGGCGGCGATTCGATGCTGGCCAACACCACCGGAAGCAACAACGTGTCGCTGGGCGTTGGTGCTATGGTTGCGAACACCACAGGCGGCGGCAACGTCGCCATTGGTAGACAGGCACTAGATGCAAACACCACCGCATCCAACAACACCGCAGTGGGCTATCAGTCACTTACGACAAACACCATTGGCACCAACAATGCGGGTCACGGGTACCGTGCGCTTTACCTGAACACCGAAGGGTCTAACAACACCGCACTTGGCGCAGAAACACTTGCAGCTAACACAACTGCGGCAAACAACACAGCAGTTGGATATTTTGCACTCACCGCAAACACCACTGGCGCAGGCAATGTTGCGATAGGAGATTTATCTCTCGACGCAAACATAAACGGCAGCAACAGCGTGGCCGTTGGCTCACAAGCTGGAAGCGTCGGCACATCTTTAAGCAACTGCGTTTTTGTTGGGCGTCAGGCTGGCCTCAACTGCACAGGCGACAGCAACACATTCTTGGGCCGCAGTGCTGGTGAAAATATTACCAGCGGCACAAAGAACACCATTCTTGGTCGCTACAACGGCAATCAGGGTGGCCTAGACATCCGCACATCCGACAACTACATCGTGCTGTCAGATGGCGATGGTAATCCTAGACAGGTAATCGACAGCAGCGGCAACGTAGGCATCGGAGAGTCAAATCCGCTCTCAAGTCTTCATATAGATGCGGCGAATGGTGCTGAAAATTTTATCAGACTTCATGACGGAAACAGCGATTATGGCGCTGCGTTAGGGCTTGGCAGCGCTGGTGGTTTTGTTATTTCAACGTATCACGACGGGACACTGCGCGAAGCCATTAGAGTTGACCGTCCTACCGGGAACGTCCGAATCAACAACACGTCTAACGCTACCTACTCTGCCTTCCTAAACATCCTGAAAACTGCCGGGACTAATGCCACAATACATAGCCGTGTTCCGGGCACTGGCCCATCTAGTCACATCATTTTTGGCAGTGACACTGCTGATTCTGTCGGCAGTATTGACACAAACGGTTCTGGGACATCATACAACACATCCTCAGACCACCGCCTCAAAGAAAACGTAGCCGACATGACCGGTGCAATCGACCGTGTGAAGGCACTGGCACCGAAGCGTTTTAACTTCATCGCAGACGCCGACAGAACGGTTGACGGCTTCCTTGCCCACGAGGCGCAGGCTGTTGTGCCGGAGGCTGTCACCGGCACACACAACGAGGTGGATGATGACGGCAACGCAGTGATGCAGGGCATCGACCAGAGCAAGCTGGTGCCGCTGCTGACCGGCGCACTGCAAGAAGCCATCGCCAAGATTGAAACACTTGAGGCCCGTGTGGCCGCACTGGAAGCCAACTAAAGGAGATTACAATGGACGAAATCACTAGCGAACAAATCGCACAGAACTACACCGCAATGGGTCACAGCGTTGACCTTATCAATGCCATCATTGCTGGCGACACAATGGCTGACGACGATGCAGCCGACAGGCAAGACTGCGTAGACCGCAACGTCGAGCATCTGGAACTGATGGTGGCAAAGGACTACTGGACTGACGAGGACATGACAGCGGTCAATGCCGCTATCACTGCTGGTCAGGGTTACACGGCAAGCTAATGCCCGAAGAGCAGAAAGTCCTGATTGACGTAGCCGCTGGCAGCGGGACTTTCGCTGCGTGGATTGGTATGGCACCGGATGCTGTGGCGGTTATCACCGGCGTCTGGGTCATCATCCGCATATGGGAGACCGAGACCGTCCGCAAGTGGACCGGGCGCGACTGATGTGGAACTGGTGCATGTGTTCCTGCTGTACGTCTTCCTAGACGACAAGCCTAAAAGCAAGGACATGCACTTTTGGAACGTGGATGACTGCGTGTATTTTGCGCAGCGCCTTCACAAACAGGGAGGACGGATTACCAGCTATTGCCTGCCTGTTCAGGTCAGGCGTGACAGCACAAGGATTTACTGATGCTTGCTGAACTCGCCGCCGCTAATGCCGCTTTTTCTGTCATCAAGCAAGCGGTCCAGAATGGTAAGGAGATAGCCGCCGCTGGCAGCGCGATTGCTGAGTTTGTCGGTGCCAAGGAGAAGCTACAGCAGAAGGCGCAGAAGAAGGGCGGTGGCTCCGACCTTGAAGAGTTTATGGCGCTGGAGAAAATACGGCAGCAGGAAGACGAGCTAAAGACCATCATGATTTACGCTGGCAGGCCGGGGCTCTGGCATGACTGGCAGAAGTTTCAGGCCAAGGCTAGGGTGGCCAGGCGGGAGGCTGCCGTTGCTGCCGCAGAGAAACGCCGCAAGATTTTAGACGGTATAATAATCGCCGCGTTTGCTGTTGGCTGCTTGGCCGTTGTCACTGGGCTGGTGCTTCTTATTCTACATGAGCAGGGGAGATTATAATGGATATTACAATGGAGCGCTTCTTGGCGTGGAAGATACTGCCACGCTTCATGATGTTCATCATGACGTTCATGTACATCCGCGTCATTGAGTGGGGCATGTCCCTCGAAGACATAACGACGCAGCAGAGCGCGATGGTCAGCGTTGTTTCGGGCGCGATGACGGGTGCCTTTGCTGTCTGGCTTGGGAGTGAAAAGAGATGATTCAGGCTTTGTTGCCGGTGGTAGGGGAGTTGGCTGGTAGCTGGCTCAAGGGCAAAACCGCAGAGAAAGCTGCCAAGTCTCAGGTCAAGATTGCCAAGGCCGAGGCCGAAGCCGAGGTAATGAAGACAGCCGCCACGCATGATTCCAAGTGGGAACTCATCATGGCGCAGTCCACACAGACATCCCTCAAAGACGAAATCGTCACGGTGATTGTGCTTATCCCCGTCGTGCTGGTGTTCATCCCCGGCATGGAGGGTGTGGTCAAGAACGGTTTTGACCGGCTGAATGAACTACCCGACTGGTATCAATATTTGGTATTCTTGGTGTGCAGCGCTGCCCTTGGCATCAAGGGCTTGGACAAGTTCAGGAAGAAGTGATGGCCCGCAAACCCACTAAAACAAAGTCTCGCGTAAACGAGGCCGGTAACTACACCAAGCCCACTATGCGCAAAAGACTTTTCTCCAAAATCAAAGCTGGCGGCAAAGGCGGCAAGCCTGGCCAATGGTCTGCCCGCAAAGCACAGATGCTGGCCAAGCAATACAAGGCAGCAGGGGGCGGCTATAAAAACTAATGGCACTCAAGAAACCACAGAAGAGTCTCAAGGCTTGGACAAAGCAGAAATGGAGGACGAAGAGTGGCAAGCCGTCCACGCAGGGTCCGAAAGCAACCGGGGAGCGCTATCTACCGGCTAGAGCCATTAAAGCCCTCTCACCCCAAGAGTATGCGGCGACCACGAGAGCGAAGAGGAAGGCTACTAGAGCCGGAAAACAAGTTAGCAAGCAACCAAAACGAATCGCGCAGAAGACGAAGCGCTACAGGAAAACAAAATGAATCTGGTCAAGCTGGCTGACGACCTCAAGGCAGACGAGGGGTGCGTCAACGAGATTTACATCTGCCCGGCAGGGCACCCCACCTTTGGCATAGGCCACATGATTACCAAGAAAGACCCTGAGCATGGTGAGCCAGTTGGCACTAGCGTTAGCGACGAACGGGTACGGGAAGCCTTTGAGGCGGACATCACCATCACGTTGCAGGACTGCGAGAAGCTATATCCTGACTTTGCTGACTTGCCGGAAGAGGTGCAGCTAATCATCGCCAATATGCTTTTTAATATGGGGTTGCCGCGCTTGTCCAGGTTCCGGGGCATGAAGGCCGCTGTCGATGACCGTGACTGGCACCGCGCAGCGGATGAGATGGTGGACAGTTTGTGGTATAACCAAGTAACAGCACGGGCTGACAGGCTCGTTGAGCGTATGCGTAATGTTTAGCGTGGAGACTTACATGCCTTATTCTAAATATTCCCCGAAGCAGAGGCGTCTGGCGGCTATGGCCAAGCCTCGCAAGAAAATCACTGGTGCCGACATCAAGAAGGCCACCAAGATGAAGAAGAAGTAATGGCCAAGACTCCGGCATGGCAGCGCAAGGCAGGCAAGAACCCGAAGGGTGGCTTGAACGAGGCTGGCCGTCGCTCTGCCAAGAAGCAGGGCATGAACTTGAAGCGTCCCGTGAAGAAGGGCGACAACCCGCGCCGTGCGTCGTTCCTCGCCCGTATGGCTGGCATGAAAGGCCCGGAGTACCGCGATGGCAAACCGACACGGCTCCTGCTCTCTCTACGGGCATGGGGTGCCTCAAGCAAGGCTGACGCTAGGAAGAAGGCGGCAGCTATCTCCAAGCGGAACAAGGCCAAGAAGTCCAAGAAGTGAAACCGCGCAACCCGCAAGCCAAGAGCCTGATGAGCAAGCTGTTCAAGCCGCGCGTCGTCAAGCCCAAGAAGGGCAAGGGTAGCTACTCCAGAAAAAAGAGCCCCGCCGGGAAACCGTAAACCCGACGAGGCTCAGTGGCTAGGTGTGATGCCCCCACATCGCTACCCAACCACAGAAGTTGAGTGTCCCAAGATTGCCCTTAATACCTTTACGCGGCAGGATTAACCATATCCTAGTCTGTTAGACAAACCTCTGGGCCAAACTAGGCTGGCATCTTGGTATTCTATTCCGCCGGTTCAGCCTGGCATGTGGCTCATTCCACATGCGAAACGTCTCCAGCACGGACGCAGACAAACTCAATACCCTACGCCCCAAGGAGAAGCCGCCACCCAAATTGGACTATCCGGAATTTCCGGATGGTTGCCGCTCACTCACTGTCTTCTCTAGCAGAGAGATGAGACCTTCGTTGATGAGTGCCTTCCTCGCCTCATCGTCACACTCGAATACCACAGTGGCTGAACCATCGTCGTGTTCCTCCACCGTCTCAACATTGATTACGCCAGCCATATTGTTGTCCGGTTCCTTTCTCACCCATCCGTGGCCTATCTTGCCCCCGACACTGCCCCAGACATTGCGCCCGACATTGCCCAAGACACTGCCCCTGACACTGCCCTCGACATCACGCCCGACACTGCCCGAGACATCTTCCCCGACATTGCCAAAGACACTGCCCCCGACATTGCCAAAGACACTGCCCCCGACATTGCCCAAGACACTGTGATGGACACTTCCGGGCAAGTCACCGACGATATCAAAACCGTCCTCTGTAAAGCTGATTTTCTCTTCCAACAGAGCAAGCTGCTCTGGTGTAAGTTTAGTCATTGGCTTTTTCCTCTCTCACCCATCCGTGGCCGAATTACGTCACCGATACCGCCCCAGACAGTGCCCCCGACACTGCCCACAACATCGATACCGACATTGCCCCAGACACTGCGCTTGACATTGCCCCAGACATCGCCCCTGACACTGCCCCGGATGTCGCCCCCGACATCTCCCCAGACACTGCCCAAGACATCGCGCCAGATATTGCCGGGCAGGTCGCCAATAATGTCAAAGCCGTCCTCTGTGAACTCGATTTTCTCTTCCAACAGCGCAAGCTGCTCTGGTGTAAATTTAGTCATCGCTATGTGCCCTGTTTAATTTGGGATGCCCTATCCCCGCCGCATACGCAGAAAGGATTTGATATATCGCCCTATGCCGACATCCAACATAGGGATAGCTGCCGTTGCTATGCGGGTACCTCCCGCTCAGACATGACGACCCTACGCAGCATAGTCAGTCATGCCCTATCGCCCATTACACATGGACGATAATCCTGCTGGTCTAGTACCCACCAAACCCCTCGACTAGAATTAGGGAGCAGGGTTGTTTACTCGCTGTCAGCTTCATCAACCAACATCTGTATTGCATCTTTTGGCACACGAAAACCTTTCTTTCGCATTTCAATCAGGTACTCAGCCATCTCTCCCGGTGTATCAAAACTCTCGTCTGCAACTACAAATTCTGTGTCACACCAGTGACATATAAATCCGGTTTCAGCTTCATAGACATAGGCGTCAGACCTAATCACCTCGTTGTCTTTGAGGTACTTTGCCCATAGTTTGTAGCCACCCTTCTCGTACAGTTCCATCATCTTGTCAAAAGACACATCCACATCGGGTGTCAGTTCAGGGACTGGTGTACTCCATCTACAATAACTCATTCAATCCTCCAGATTCTGTACCCAGTACCGTTAGGCTCTTTGCGTGACCGGTACTTCATACCTCTGTGATACATTGCGCCGCGCACCTTCTCGTAGTCCGCTTCTGTGGTTGCAGCCAAGCAGTCCCCGACCTCCATCTGGTCAAGGATGTTCCACTTGTCCCGCTGTGCGCCGGGTATTGGTATGCCCTTCTCAAGTATCACTTGCCCGCACTCGTTGCATTTTTGCACTACACCCTCCTTGCAAATCATGGCATAGGACGTGGCCGTTCCCATTCGCAATCCACGTTCCATCCATGACATAATGGTCCTTGCCGCAGAAAACACAGCTAACCTTTCTCGTGTCTTTCTTCTTGGTTCGCGGCCCTCTTCTCTTCACGCTGGGCCTCCAGTCCTGCTTTAAGGAAGCGCTCGGCCATAAAGAGAAGCTGAGTTGAGTTCATGTCCCTCCAGTGAGACACGCCCTCTATGCTAACCAGCAACCCGTCTGGCCGAGGCACTACCAAGATTGACTTAGAATGGGATGTCGTCATCCAGGTTCAGCTTTGACTTACGCGCAGTCTCCTGCACACCAGCCGCCTCTGCCACTTGCTTGAAGCCATCCTGAGACACGTCAGCAGCCACGCTGTCGGTGTTGGTGTACTCGACAGGCTGCTCGACTTTCAGCGTGATGCTACCGTCGTCGTTCTCGTACACGCGCACAGAATACTGCACGTCATGCCTGAGGTGCACGTCAGCAGGCGCACCCTCCTTGTACGGCGTCCACTTGCTGTTGCCGTACTTGGCCGCGCCCTTGTCGTTGGGCCACGCCCGGAACTGGGTGATGTTCTTCCATTTTGTTGCCATTGTTAGCCTCCTAAGCTCTTCTGGCGTTGCTTGAACAGGTTAAGGATGGTTTCCGCACGTTCAGGGTTGCGTTTCTTGAGGTCCATAATCTGATGCCGGTTCTCGACAAACAGGTTATCAACACCGCCGGCCACCTCAATCTTCTCCAGCCTACTCTTCATCTGAACGTATAGCTGACGGTCAGCGTCGTCATAGGCATCGGACGGCGTCTCAACAGGGGATGGAGGGTTCCCACCGGAGTCGCCGCCCGAACTGGATGTTTCCAAATTCTGCTGCTTTCTCGGCACAGCCTCCATTTCATTAGCACTGGCGTACTCACCACCGGACAGTCCGATGCTTGCCAGCGCTCTGCCAATGGCTGAGGTTTCACAGTTCTCCAAGGCGCTAGTCTTGTTGACGTTGCCCTGTCCTCTGATTTCCTCGGCCATTCCTGAGCCGATTGGGTAACCACTATCACCTGTAATTGTCGCTTTGACAACCACACGATGCCCATCGTCCACAAGAATTTCAGTTTCAACGCCGCAATCAAGGCCGAACACGGTCCTAAATGCCTCCATGCGATGCACAACTTGGGTGTATTTCTTGCCCCCTCGCTGTGCGATACCGTGGGTTTTATGCAATTCGGAGACTAGCCCCATTGCATCCATTATCTTACTCATCTTCTACCTTTCCTTTGTGCAAGTGGTCTGCCATCAGGTGCATGAAAACAGTCCAAGCCGCCTTCATGTCTAGGAAGTCTTGCTCAAGCGCCGTGACACAGCGCTCAAGCTCATCCAGCCTCTGCTGGCGTTCTTCCTCCTCTGACATTACAGGGTCGCTGCCACGCGGCCGTTTAAAAGCTGTTGCGCTTTGCGCCCGTCAATGCGCCAGACACGGAAGCCCTCCGGTGAACGCCGCGAGGTATACGGACGCTTATAGTTCGACAGGCACTTGATGACGCGCCTGTAGATAACTTCATTAGGACAAAGCACACTGTCACCGGGCTTCATCTTCAAAGCAATCTCGCTTTCGCTACTCAATTGACGGCCCCGGCCATAGCCACGAGCGGGTACAGGAATGTTCTTTTGGATTTCAAGTGTCATAGCTAAACCCTCCAGGTTTCTCTTGCTATTTTGAGGATGTCAGGGCCATGTCGGCCCGCGATTTGACCAAAGTCCGGCTGGACTAGGCCAAACAGGGTTGCCCAATTCTGGTTCGCAGCTTTGAGCAAATTCTGTTGCACCACCCAGCGCTGCACTACGTCTTGGTAGGTGGCTTCGAGAGCCTCCGGCTTTAGTGCATCACAGTTCTCGGCGGTGACGATGTTGTAGCCCGCAGGCGTCACAAACAGCAGGCCGGGCTCGTCGCCTGTGGCCTTGTTATAGACCGCCTGCTGCATGATTTGCTGGGCAGTGGGTTCTGTCTTGGGTTTCGGGTTGCGCCATGTGCGAGTGCCGTCCTTCCTCGGAGGGTTCCGCACCGGCAGGCTGCATTTCAGGTCAATCTGTCTACCAGCGCCCGTAAAGTCTTGGAACAGGATGACAGGGACATCCAGCTTCTCCTCGTTGTAGAGCCGCTGGTGCTCGCCCTCGAAAGAGACTCCTTTATAGAACTCGCGTATGCCTTCAACAGCGTATCGCGCCATTGTTGGGATGACTTCTTTGAAGTGGTGGTATTCCTCTGCATCCTTGCCTCCGTCCCAGTCTCTAGGCTTGTAAAACTCGAACTCTGTCAGGCCGCGACTGATTGCCTCGTCAATATCCATGGGCTCCTTGGGGCCATGGATGGGGCTGTAGTCGTGGACGCCCAGCGCCATGTCGGCTATGCTTTGTACTATCTGGCCAGCACGGGGCCGCGCAGCAAAGGGGAAGTTCATCTTGTGTTCTTTGCGTAGGTACAGCTTCAACACATGCTCATCAATCGGCTGCGTTGCGCCGGATGCACTGACATGCTTCCGCCCAAAGAACAAGCTGTAATCAGGAATTTCTCTTTGCATATAACCCTCCATATCCCCGTTCTAACCACTTTCAACACAGGTGTCAACTATGTTTATTGTTTTTGATTCAGATGAATTGCTAGACTGCGAAAAGTGCGAGGGGAATGGTGTTATTCCCATTGACTTATACGAGCATAGCGAAATAGGGTTTGACATCACCCGCAGCTACTCATGGGAGTGCGGCGTTTGTGGAGGCGAGGGCAAGCTGATGCCCTATTTTGAAATCGAGTATGATGCCGAGGCATGAGCAGATTCGCTGCCGGTATGCACATTGTAATGACGATGTGCCTGCCGGCTGGGCGGTTCACCCGCTGGACGGGTGGCACGGTGCCAAAGGCTATGTGTTATGGAGCAAGGAGGGTAATTTGTGGAATGATGTTGTGCTTGTTAGCGACCAAGACACCAAAGACTTTATGATAACGGTCTTGACCGACGCTGAGATGGCGGGTGAAGACTTGCGGCTTTGGGCCAGCCGCTTCAAGGTGAGGGAGTATGTCTGCGTAGCGTATCCTAACGTGCCGCTTGATTTGTGCGAGGCCACTGCCGATTTAATCTTCAAGCAGCCCAAGCCATGACCAATGGACGTGCCAAAGGCTATGTGTTGTGGAGCAAGGATGTGGATGGGAATCCTTACAAGCTGCCAGAAGGCAACGTGCAGATAAGTTTTAGTGGCGGGCGCACCAGTGCGTTCATGTTGCATAAAATCTTGGAGGCCAACGGAGACTTGCCGGGCCGTGTTCAGGTAATGTTTGCCAACACTGGCCGGGAGATGCCCGAAACGCTGGACTTTGTGCAAGAATGTGCTGACAGGTGGGGCGTCAAGGTTATATGGGTTGAGTACGACAGGCCAGGCGGCAGGGTTGGCTACAAGGTGGTCAATCACAACAGTTACAGCATGTTTGGTGAGCCCTTTGAGGTTCTTATCCAAGCCAAGAAGTACCTCCCCAACATTGCCGCTAGATTCTGCACCACAGAATTAAAGATTCTTCCTATGAAGCGTTACCTGACCAAGGGGCTTGGCTGGGACAAGTGGACGGCGGCTGTTGGGATGCGGGCTGACGAGGCGCACAGAGCCAAAGCTGACAGCAAAGACCGCTGGTCATATTGGTATCCAATGGTCGCGGATGGGGTGACGCAGCGTGACATCGTGTCTTTCTGGAAATCTCAGCCATTTGACTTGGGGCTTTCTAATGACTCTGGCTCCACGCCAAAAGGTAACTGCGATTTTTGCTTCCTTAAAAGCGAATCCATCCTAGCGGCTATGGCCCGTGAGCATCCCGACAAGGCTGAATGGTGGATGCGGATGGAAGAAATGACAGGCGCAACCTTCCGACAAGGCAGAAACCTTGCGGAGTTTGTTGACTTTGTGCAGCGCCAGCAGGATTGGATTTTTGATGAGGAAGGCTATTTCTGCCAAGCAAGCCACGGGGAGTGTACGGGATGACCAATGGACGTGCAAAAGGCGCTCAGTTCGAGCGCGACGTGGCCCGCATGTGCCACAGTTCTCTGGGCTTCGATGCGAAACGAGACCTTGAGCAATACAGAAGCGGCGACCGTGGCGACCTGATTGGGGTGCCTGGCTGGGTCATAGAGTGTAAACGCTACGCCTCGGGCTCGACATACAGAGATGAATGGTGGGCGCAAGTGACCAAGGCTGCGGATGCTGCCATGTGTGAGCCCGTTTTAATTTACAAGTTCGACCGCCAGCCTGTCCGCTGCGTGGTGTTTCTGTCGGCCATCAACCCTGACTATTGGGGTAAGGACGACGTAGCCACGGTTAGCTTTGATACTTGGTGCATGATTGTCAGGGAGGGATTGACAGATGAAGACCGCAGACCAAATGACCCTAGAGGAGTTTCGCAACCTGTTGTCAGAGGTAACGGCTCCGCCTAAAGCAACACCGCCACCAAAAGGTACTTATCAGCGCAAGGTAAAGCCAACGGCGGCGCAGCAACCGTTCTGGAACAGGCGGAAGAAGGGAATCAACAAGCGGCCTAAGCGCCGTTCAGCTTCTCGCACTTGAACCTAGCCATCATCGGAACAGGGAAGAGGGGCGCAAGCCCCTTTTCCATTTCCACTGCCCGCTGGTAGCAGTCTTGCATTGTTTCTTGCGGCCCTGTCGTGTCTTCAAACAGCACGCACTGGTTCGGCTGTGCTATGGCGCAGAGCATCACGAGCGTCTTGAACATGGCAACGCTCCTTTCTCTGCCAGTCTAGCATTAAGTGGGGGGATATTGCTAATCGCCCCCTTGCCATGTCGGCGGTGTGTGGTCCGGCCCGTAAAACTCCTCCGGCATCTTGTTGTTCTTGGCTAGGTTTTCTTCTGCGGTAATCACTTGCAGATTCCACGGTACATGCAGCCCGCACACATTCCTGCCCAGCAGCGGCACGATGTGGTCAACGTGATGCTCGACCCCGGTTTGTTTAGTTTTCTGGACGCGCACTTTATACACGGCGGCGATGGCAGACCGGTCACACCAAGGTGGGGTTGCTCTCCTTACTCTGGCCTTCCTCGCTGCGGAAGACTCCATGAATATGTGTTTGTTCTCGCAATAATAGGCCTTTTTTTGCTCTTTTCGCGCGTCCCGGTTGGCAAGGTAGTTGTCTTTCCGGGTTTGTAGCGCATGGTCGTGGTTGTCATGAAACCATGCGGCGGCCCTTTGCCGCGCCTCCGCCATAAAGCCTGGGTCATGTTTCAATTTGGCGTGGTAACGCGCCTTGCTATCGGCAGCAGCGCAGCCCACGCACCTGCGTTTATGTGTGGACCTTTCGGCAACATGCCCATGTTTGCATGGCTTGCCAGTGAAGTAACGGCGCAATCCCTGCGCTATGGCTTCCTGTCTAGTGATGATTTCCATTGTCCGTGTCCTCCTCTTTACAGACGGTTAAATTCATGCTATTTGAGTTACCTCATTGCAGCGCGGCAGGAATGTTGAGGCATTGACAGTGCCGCTGAATTGTCAATGCCGATGCAGATGCAACCAAACACTTCTAATAAAAACAAACATTGCTTAGTCATTGCTGTTGCAGTACTGCTCCAGCAATGACATTGCTTAAGCAATGACATTGCCAGAGATTTTTTTAGAATTATTTTTGTTCCAGTTCCAACGCTTGCAGCGCCAGTTCTACAGTACGCGGAATGTCATGTTCTCCGCTTTCGTAATACTGGACGGTGCGCCTAGCCAGCCCCAGAAGCTGCGCGAAACTCTGCTGTGTGTGGCCCAGCATTTCTCTGCGGTGTTTCAGGTCTTGCGCTGTCACTTGTCCGACCCCCAGTTTTCTTTCTTCTCTATCCAGTGTGGCTCTGATGCGTCCACCACCTCGCTGATGGCCCAGCAATACAGGCTGTATTCACCCGGCACATAGTCTTGACGCTTGCGCTTGGCGATGATGGCCTGTGCTTCCTCCAATGTGTCGGCCAGTTCGTAGTTGTCCTTGTAGCTAGGCCCGCCATGACTGCGGCTAAACTCCAGCGTGGTCACAATGATGAACATGGCTAGTCCTCCTTCCTGTTGATTACTGGTATCTCTGCCACCGAACAGGGTCTGCCGTTTCTCTTCCATGCCCTCAGAGCAGAGTCTAAGCCTGTTGGGTTGTCGGTTTCTTCGTCTTCGACATCTACCCAAGCCAATAGCCCCTCTTCTAAGCACCATTCGAGAAAACCCCAGTCTGCGTGACTGCATTCGATGCTTACCTTAGTCTTGCGCTGCACAATCTTAATCATGTCTAGTCCTCCTTCTTGCTTGTGACATAGATGTGATGGCTTCTGATGAGCCAGCCCACCCGGTCGATGCTTTCCCTGAGGGCTTCCCGCCACTCCTCGTCCCAGACATCAGGCGGTGCCTCGTCCATCACGTCCAGCATGTCGCTGGCCGCGCATAGAACCTCTCTGAGGGCTTGTTTCTGGCTTTCGTTTATCATGTGCATGTCTTTGCCTCCTCTCTGATGATTGGCCCCCATTGTTGGGCCATTGCACGGGCTATGCCCGGATAGAATTTGCTTCGCTGTTTCCACCTGTCAGGGCTTGGTGATGCCTTGTGGACTTCATCCCTCGCTGTTGTGCCGTCCAGTGTGCCGGTCGGCTCCAGCTTGGGCAGACCTTCCAGCCACAGGCATGTCCGTTTCTTCACATTGTCCGGCCCGTCCT